CCGCCGCAACAGGGGATTCAACGACGATGGTGACAGTCTTCATTTCCTGCGCCATCGTGGGGGCCGCTGCCACCCCCGCGCTACGGTAGTAGGTGTGGCCCAGCGCAGCGGACGGGGCAGCGCCAAGCGCGACCTCCTGTTCGTCACCTGAGCCATCTGTGTACATCATCTTCCAATTGGCGTGTCCGGTGTGGGCGGCGATGCCGTGGGCCTCGGCGCCGCCGCCCGGCAAATCGCCTATCGTGATTGACTTCTTGGCGTTCGCCGCAGCCGAGTCCTCGATGACTAGGAAATCTCCGCTGACCGGAGACGCCTTTGGTGTGATAGCGGCGATCTCCCCCGGCACGTTGTCGTGGATGGCGTCGCCGTCAGTTGCTCCGGCGCTGGTCAAGTCTTCCCAGTTGGCGTTCCCGACTCCGGCGCTCGTGCACACGTAGACCGATGTCCCGTATATCCAGCGGGACCCGATGCTGTAACCGGCCGAAGCGTCATCGTCCGCGGTCGGGGCTGCTTCCGCGTTCAGGTTGCTCTTGTGCAGGGTGTACGTCCCCGCTGCAACCTTCCGCATGTCCCCCTCTGCGGCGACGAACTCACTGTGCAGGATGTAGACGTCGTGTGGATCCGCCGCGTCCTCGTGATCGCCAACGGACTGACCCTCGACGAGCTTCTGCTGCCGCACGCCGCGAGCGGGCAGTGGCCCACGTTCGGGCCGACGCTTCAGGGGGTCGTCGCGGGGAATGGTCATGGCCCCAGGAACGTCGCCCAGAGGTCGGGCGAGTAGTTGCCAACGCTGGTGACGTTGAGGGCTGCGGTGCTCACCTGGCGCACCATGAGCTCCAGATAATCCGTGGCGTTCAGGCGATAGTGGGTGCTGACGTTCTGAATGATGACCTCTGACCCGCTGTCCGCTTCGTCTACCTGGGTGCCGCCAAGGTTAGTAGCGGCGTTCGCCACGATGCTCAGATAGCGTCTGCCAGTGGCGTTCGCCGCCCACTGGACGGAGCCACCGATGGCGTAGAGCCCGGTGTGCTGGATCGTGAGACGGGTTGGAGCGCCAATGACCCACATGTTGTCGTTGTCCCAGCGCTCGCCACTGAAGGAGATGGCGGTGGAGGTGTCGTTTGTGATCGATTGGTTGGTATCCCGGTAGGCCCTGACGTGCGGCACGGCCCCGCCGACGATGATCCAGGCGGCGCCGTCATCCAGCCAAACAACCTTCGGGTCATCCGTCGCGTAGTAGAGGCGGCCAGCCTCTCCGAAGGCCGGACGTGCGGCGTTCGTTCCTGAGAGATGGCGGTGCTTGATGGTGGTGGAGGACGTGTCGCCGTCCACAGCCAGCGATAGGACGTGCGCCCGGTCGCGAATCTCCTGATTCATATCGGCGGATGCCAACACCGCTGCCGCCCAACTTTTCAGCGTTGCAACCCACGTGTCGCTCATAGTTGCCCTACCTACCTACAACTGGTATCATTGTGTTATGAAGTCCATGCTTACTTGCGAACGGTGTCAATCCAGCTTTGAGATTCGGCGGGGTGATCGAGTGCGGCGCTTTTGCTCTCGTCTCTGTTGGTATAAGACGCCCCGCCAACACTCTGCCGAGGCGAAGGAAAAGATGGCCCTCAGTAAGCGCGGCGATCAGAACCCCGCTAAGCGCCCAGAGGTGCGGGCCAAGATTAGCGAATCGCTGCGCAAACTTGGCCCTCGCCCCCGCCCAAATTATGAAGCCCCGCGAGGGCCGCAGGCTCACAATTGGAGGGGTGGAGTCTGGCAACGCAAAGATGGTTATGTCATCGTCTGGATTCCACCCGATGAACGGCACAAGTGGCCGGAGATTTCCCGACAAGGCTACGTCTTCCGCTCTCATGCCGCATGGAATGAAGCCCACCCCGACGATCCCTGGCGACCGGGTGAGGTCATCCATCACCGCAATGGGATTAAGGACGATGACCGGCCAGCGAACCTTGAGAAGTTGGCGAACCAATCTAGTCACTTCCAGCATCACGCCAGCCTTCTCGCCGCCGTCAGGCAGCGGGATGCGCAGGGGCACTTCATTTAGTTTCACGGAGCCAGCACCTTCGCCCCGTCAATTGAATCGGTGTCGATGATGAAGTAGGCCAGATCCACGGGCACCAGTCGCCAGGTCGCTGCAATCTCCTGACCAGCGATGGCGAGATCGAGAGAGTCGATATAGAAATCGGCGTTGACCTTCGTGGACGTCGGCATGTTATCGTTCGTGAGCGTGATCCGGTCGGAGACCTTCGCGGCCAGCATCGCCGCCGTCAACCCCGTCAACGGCATGTCGCCGAATGGGTCAGCCATTGCGATTGCTATGTTCTCCCGTTGGGTATCGCCATGACGCGCCGCCAGGTAGTTCGCCCACGATTGCATGTGAGCCTCACTGCCGTTCAGGCCGAAGCTGAAGGAGAGCACGGCGGCATACGGCACAACGGTCGTGGGCGTGGCGCGTGCGGGCGATGCCCCGTCTTCACGGCGCACGGGCTTGCCCCGGACGTTGAAGGGCGAGATCAGGTGAACCGTGCGGGCGACCGTGTTGGTGAAGACGGCCTGCGCGCCGCCGCCGAACGTGTCCCAGGCGAGTGTGACGTTCCCCGACTCGTCGGCGCCACCGCCGCCCGGGTTGGCGTTGATGAAGTAATCGGTGTTGGCGACCGGCTTGACGATGTCCCGTGCCGTCGCGCCGCCGAAATCGATCTCCACCCGGAGCGTGTCATTGGGCGGGATCGCGCGGGGCAGCGGCGCCACTGAGGCTATCGTCTCCTCAGTCGCCGCTTTCTCCCAGATCGGATAGCTAAGGATCACCTCGCCGACGCGGTCCGTCGCGTCCTCGTTGTATGCGAGTTCCTTGAACCGTTCGTCGATGGTGACCTGGCTCGTCAGGCTTCGGCTCGCCGCCCAGCGGTGCGTCCGCTCCTCGAAGGTGGCCACGCCGGCGCCGTCGAAGTAGAACAGCCCGCCCAGCTCGTTCAGCGCTACCTCCTGAATGGCGGAGAGGGCGGAGACTTCATGGAAGAAGACGCGCTCCAGCGTCGGCACGCCTGTCTCGGTAGAGCGCGCGTAGGCGTTGCCGAAGGTCACGCAATGAACCGCGCCCGTCCTGAACGTCGCGGCGGCACTCGTCATGTAGCCGTCGATGTAGAAGTCCGTCGCCGCGCCGTTGAAGGTCCCACTCACCGTCACCCTCTGGGGTTGCGAGGTCAGCGTGACCGTTGCCGTGGCGATAACACCCACGCTGTCGCCCAGGCGGATCGTGAACGTCTCCCCCTCGTCGGCTGGAAGCGGCGTCCAGACATAGCACGAAGCCTGCACCTTGACCGATTGGAACTCGGAGTCTGCACTGTGCGGGATCGTGTACCGCCAGCCCGACGTCACCGCCGTTGTCACCGATTCCAGCGCGGCCGGTGCCTCCAGGACTATGCCTGTTGTGACGCGGGTATTCGTTCCCGTCCCGAGGACGGAGTAGCCGGTGAGGTCATCCTTGAAAATGGGGTTGTCGACGTGCTCCCCGATCTCGGCGTGGTCCAGCAGCCGGTCGATGATGACGCCGGGGTGGTGATTTTCCATCAGCGGCAGGCGGACGGACGTCCGCTCCAGTGCCCACATGAAGTCGGCGGCGGTGACGTAGACCAGGGCGTCATTGATGTGCGGCTTCACGCCGATGCCGGTGATGATGCCCTTGAACAGGTCGTAGGTGATGGCGTTGTAGGTCGCGCGGACTCGGATACCCGCATAGGGGTGGAAGGTGTTGTAGTAGGCTCCGCCCGTGTTTTTCGGCGAGAACCGGCCGTCACTGTTGTCCAGGGAGAGCGTGAGCGTGGCCGGGCTTGCGGCACCGAGGTCCGCCCGCCGACCGCGGCCGCTGATCCGCAGGCTATCGAAGCGCCAGACGTAGGCCGTGATGTCCGTCGCGTAGGAACCCGACCCGTCCAGGTCCAGCGTCACCTCCCACGTGGTCAGCGACACGTCAGGCTCCCATCGCCAGGTTGCGTCTGATCTGGCCGGTGAGGGCGCTGGTCAGCTGCTCGATGTGGTTGGGGTTGCTCAGGTCCCAGGTGCCGGTGATGTTAATGATGATGTCGCCACCGCGACGTCCGACACCGGAAAACTGCTCGCCTTCATGGACCTCAGCCAGCCCGGTCTTCGTGACGATGCCGCCCTTGGCAAGCGTAGGGATCGGATTCTTTGGCAGGTCAGGCACGATGTGGAATACGTCGACCTTATTGATGAGCCCGCTCGCCGCATTGAGCACTGAGTTAGCTGCCTTGGCACCGGCATTCCAGGCAGCCTTAAACGTG